GTTCATTGGCTGAATATTCATATGTTGATGTTGATAGTTCCATTATTGTACCAGAGCCATATCAAGATAAATTCTTCACAACACATTTAGCAATTAGTGGTAAAGTTGTACCTCACCGTGACCAAGGCATTCAATGTAAGATTAATATCTACCTCTCAGATAATCATGCCATCACAAGATTCTATTCATCCACAAACCAATCAGATTACAAAGAGATTGCTAAAGATTGTGTTGGTTGTAACTATGATAAGTTTATAAGTGGTGAATGTGCTTGTAGTATTAAACCGTATAATCTTACATTAGTTGACCAGTATGAGGCAAAACCATATGATGTATATCTATTAAATACAACACAGATGCATAGTGTAGAAGAAATTACTTCTGATAATGTTAGGTTGGCACTCACGATGACCACAGGTATGAGTTATGAATCTGTTTATAACATATTAAAAGACCATGGATTAATTGATGTTTAAAATAATTGGTAATGTTCATATTGGTGGCGTCAATATATTAAAAAAACAAATTGAGTTTTCCACAAGACCAGATGATAAAGAGTTCTATGGTATAAGATACTATGATGTTGAATCTCCAATCTTATCATATATTTACTCTCTTTTACCTTCAGAAGTACACAAAGATTTTTACTCATCACTATTAATGATAAATGATAATCTACCCGCACACACAGACATTGTAGAAACGGCAGCATTCAATTGTTATATTAAACCTGGTAACTATTACACCAGTTTCTATACAAGTAAACCAAACCCAACATTAAGTGAATATGCTGACCATGGCGAAGGTCATATTTACCAACCAGAAGATTTGGTATTCATGGGTGGGTTTCAGGCGAAACAATTTGATATAGTACTGATTAATAATAAGGTGATTCATGGTGTGGTATCAAATACTCTTGCCAAAGAGGTTAGAGAAGTGTTACAATTAGCAACTAATAAGTATAGTTATAATGAAGTATGTAATATGTTGAAAGGTGTATAATGTTTTACGAAAAACTAGATATTAAATTTGACCTTGAAAAATTAAGAGAAGAAGTAAAGAAATCTGTATTTACTTTGGGTGACCAAGTTATTCAAGGTGAAGAATATGAAACGCCACAATATAATGGTTTTGGTGGTTGGAGTTTACTAAGTCAATCTGGTGACTGGCGAGATGGTTTTGAATTCTTTCAAAACGAACAAGGTACTTCTTTAGAAGAAGTATTCTTTCCAAAAAATTCAAACAACTATGAGACTTTAAAATATCTTGGAATTACACATTCAATGTTGTACAAGATTCCAACACAGGCATGTGTAGGTGAGATTAAAAAATTGTTAGATGAAATTGAATCGTTAGGTTTTTATCCTAGGCGAGCAAGAATTACTTGTTTGAAAGCAGGTTCCAAATCATTAGTTCATAGTGATGGACCTAAACAAGAGTATATAGCTAGAATTCACATTCCATTATGGACAAATAAAAAAAGTGTTTTCATTTGTGACGGTATTAACTTACATATGGAAGCAGGTTCTGCTTATATTGTTTGGGTCAATGATTGGCACCAAATTAGAAATGATGGTGACGAAGATAGATATCATATCATCATGGATGCCTACGATACCAAAAAGATTACACAAACTTTTCATTATGATGGTGAAATCAAACAACTTGAAGATTATGCTGAGGCATTACAAAAGAGAATTGATGAGACAGTAATCACTCCTGAGAAGATTGAACTCTTTGAGAATGAACTGAGTAAGTATAGAACCAAGTAATATGAATACACAAATACTTTTTGGAACACCTTTTTGGTCTAAAAAACTTACTGATGATAATGAATTTAATCTATCTTTATTAAAAGAAGGATTAAACTATCAAGGTGGTAATTATTTTGATTTGCCTGGTGAATCAATTGCAAAGTTAAAAGATGAAGTTAGCAAAGAGATAACTGAAATTATTAAGATTCATAAACCCTCTTATAATTCAATTAAATTTGAAGCAAGACAAAATCCAATTGAACCATTACAAGATGATAGTCCACATTTTCATCCTGAACGTTTTTTGGTGGCAGTATATTATGTTCGTGTGCCTGAATCATCAGGAGATTTATTACTACATGATCCTAGGGGTTCGGTAAATTGGAACGACAACCAAATAATCTCAGATAATATCAAATTAGGTAGAACATTTTATAAAGTATCACCAATAGAAGGAACATTGGTAATATTCCCAGGATATTTAATACACTCGGTTACTACTAATCTAAGTAATGATGTACGAGTAAGTATTGCAATTAATATAATAGTAGAATAATATGCCATTTACCTTTTGTCCACCAAAAGTCCTCGATGACTTAAAATCTGAAACCTTTCCTGATGGCATGAGGTATTATACTCTACCTGATGGTACTAAATTGCCTTCTGTTACTACTGTGATTGGCGCCCAAAAGAAAGAGGGTATCATGAAATGGCGTAAAAGAGTTGGTGAAGCAGAAGCTAATAGAATCTCCAAACAAGCAACAGGTCGAGGCACCAATGTACACACCTTATGCGAGAGATATCTAAACAATGAGAAGTTAGGCACAATCATGCCTGATGCGTTGGAGATGTTCCAATCAATTAAGCCACAATTGAATCGTATCGACAATATTCATTATCAAGAATGTGTATTGTGGTCTAAACAATTAGGCATGGCAGGTCGTGTGGATTGTATTGGTGAATTTGATGGTGTATTATCTGTTATTGACTTTAAAACATCAAAGAAAATTAAAGAAATGGCACACATTGAAGATTACTTTTGGCAAACATCAGCATATGCTTTGATGTATGAAGAAATGATTGGTACACCAATTGATAATCTGGTAATTATTATGGCAGTTGAGAACGAAAAACCTTTGGTATTTCAGCAGAAAACCGCTGACCACATACCTGGATTGGTAAAAGCGATTGATTATTACCACAAAAATGTTGCCAAAGCCTAAATATAATGATATAATGGTTTCCTATTTCGAATAAAATAGGTGGTGGGTCGGACTAAGAGGCGAAAATGAAAGTAAAAGAACTAGTTAAAAAATTATATAAAGCTGAAGTTAATCACAATATGAGTAAAGTGAAAAAACTTTGGTTTAAACTGTTGAAGAAAAGCCTTAAAGGCAAGCATACTGAAGCAGTTAAGTAATTCGTAGAAGTTGTTTGAAAGTTGTTGTGGACGCTGGGGCAGTACCAGCCCGGTCCACCATAATCGTATATGAAAACCAATCCTAATGTACGATTATGATGGGCCGGAAATAGATTCGACATGGCAATAATTAGAACAATGGAGAATCGGCAAAGCGAAAGCCGTTAGGATTGAGGACACTCGGTCGAAGAAGCAAATTAAATTAAACGCTAACGATGAAAGTTACGCACTGGCAGCCTAAACACCTGTCGGAGTTTTCCAGCGATTGTACTTGGCAACAGAAACAATCGTTCCACAAACCCTATCACAAAGTCAGAAGTACTTGGGTCCAAGGTCAGAGTAACGACCGTAAACAAAAGGAGATATGATGTTCGCATCAAAATCAAAAGCTATATTATTGTTGTTAAGTTGTGCTTTATTGGCATATTCATTCCCATCTATTTCACAAGAGGTTACTCAAATGGTAGTAGAACAACAAGTGAGTGAAGATTTCAATAAACAATTAAAGTGCCTTGCAGATAATGTTTATTTTGAATCCGCAACAGAGTCCTATGAAGGTAAATTGGCAGTAGCACAGGTAACAATCAATCGTGCAAACGATCCAAAGTTTGGTGGTACAGTATGTGAAGTGGTATACCAACGTAGTTATGTTAATAAGTTGGTGGTATGCCAGTTTTCATGGACTTGTATGAAAAATATGTTGGTAAGAGACAAGTATGCCTACGATGAATCTGAAATGGTTGCAAGAAAGGCCTTGACGGAACCAGATGTTCATGATACAATAGCGAGAACAAATGCGTTATACTATCATAACACACAGGTGAATCCAGGTTGGAACTTACAACGAGTTACACAAATTGGTCACCACATATTTTATAAAGCAAAGAATATTTGAGATGCCTACAAGAGATGAGATTAAACAATTTAGTATGATGATTGAACAATTGGCGGCAGATGAACATTTAGGTTTAATGGATGCCATCTGCCATCATTGTAAAGAAACAGAATTAGAAATAGAAGTTGCTGCCAGTTTAATTAGTTCAGCACTCAAAGCCAAGATTAAAGAAGAAGCACAAAGTTTAAATTTAATTAAGAAATCTAGTAAACTACCAATATGAGTGAAAACACAGGCTTTGCGGCCTTTGCTTTATATAATGCTATAAAATTACATTTTACATCCGATTCTTACGATTACTTTAAATATAATGGCAAGACGAATGTATCAAAGCAGTCCTTTATGGTACGAAAAGATAAGTACCAATTCTATAAATTGTCCCGTAAATATTCTTTAGAAGAACTTAGAGATTTTTATGTGGCAAACTTTCTACAAGGTGATAAGTGGGTAGGTGATATGACTGGTACTGAAGGTGAGGAAAATTACCTAAAATGGCAAAAAACTCAACAGGCCTTGACTTATACTTTTAATAATGATATAATATACTTGTTTGATTTGGTAGATGGTGCCGAGTCTTGGACAAGAGATGATATATTGAGATGCCACGGTGGCGGTTGGCCAATGATTATCACTAAGTTGATGAAGAATGAAGTAACATTAGAATCGGTTTGTATTTTGGTTGATTTGGTAGGTTGTATGCCTCGATGGGAAAAGGAAGTTACTGAAGATATTATTTGGCCATTCTGGCACCGATTGATTAAAAAGTATACACCATTTATACAGTATGATAAAGAAAAGTTTTTAAAGAATTTGAAAGAAAAAATTAAAGAATATGCGTAAGCCACAAATTAGTTGTATATATCTTGATATGGATGGAGTTATTGCTGATTTCACCAAGAGATATCAAGAGTTATACAAGATGATGCCAAGAGAGGCAGAAAAGAATAAACAGTTCAATAAATTCTTTGATGAGTTTATTGCTACAGGTCAATTTGCAACATTAGAATTGATGCCAGGAACTATGGAAGGAATTGAATTTCTCCGTAAGGCTTCTGTACCTACTCAAATTCTATCCTCAACAGCAAGTCAGGAAAGATATGATGCGATTTCTAAACAGAAATTGATATGGTTACAGACACATGGTATTACATTCACTCCAAACTTTGTTCCAGGTAAAAGACTGAAACAAGAGTATGCAGCACCTGATAAGATTATCATTGATGATACTGAATCCGTTATCGAACAATGGAAAGCAAAAGGTGGTATTGGCATTCTTCACAAAGATTGGCCAACCACTCTGGCAATACTTAAAATGTATGTTTAATCATGAAACCTAGTTTAAAGTATAATTCATTATCTAAAGAAATATTACAACACCTTTTTAATTATGAAGATGGTGAATTATATTGGAAAAATCACCATTGGTTTAAAAATAATGTAGGTAAAAAAGCCGGAACAAAAATGAAAACTGGATATTACCACATTTGTATCAAACAACAGATTTATTTAAAACACCGATTGATATTTTTATATCATCACGGATATTTACCAGAATATATCGACCATATAAATGGTGATAAAGATAATAACAGAATTGAAAATTTAAGACCAGCAGATTATAATCAAAATGGTTATAATCAAAAAATTCCAAAAAATAATAAAAGTGGATATAAAGGTGTTGTCTGGCGTGAAAATCAAAAAAGGTGGATAGCTCAAGTTGGTTATAAAAACAAAATGTATCATCTTGGTAGTTTTATTTTAAAAAAAGATGCCATTGATACTGTTAAAATTTTTAGAGAAAAACACCACAAAGAATTTGCTCGAGAAGCTTGATTTTTACTAAATATTATGATATAGTAGTTGATTATGAGAAGTAATTTGAATAAGTCGTTTATATTCCGTTTATACACCGTTAATAAGGAGAAGTACAATGAGTTTCGCTAATCTCAAACGCCAATCAGGCAACCTCAGCAAATTACAACAAGCAGTTGAGGCACTCAATCAAAACCCCGAAGCAGGTTCAGATAAATCAGAAAACTTTTGGAAGCCAGAAGTAGATAAAGCAGGTAATGGCATGGCCGTTATTCGTTTTCTACCTGCATCTGAAAAAGATGGTGATGATGCTCTGCCATGGGTCAAGATTCATAAACATGGTTTTCAAGGACCTGGTGGTTGGTTAATTGATAATTGTTTAACCACACTTAACAAGCAATGTCCTGTTTGTGAACACAATTCTACATTATGGCAGTCAGGTATTGAAGCTAATAAAGATGTAGTTCGTAAACAGAAACGTAAGTTGGATTATATTGCCAACGTATACATTGTTTCTGATCCAAAACATCCTGAAAATGAAGGTAAAGTGAAGTTGTTCCGTTTTGGTAAAAAGATTTTTGATAAAATCTCCGAAGCAATGAACCCACAGTTTGAAGATGAACAAGCAATCAATCCATTTGATTTATGGAAAGGTGCTAATTTCAAGTTGAAGATTCGTAAGGTAGAAGGTTATCAGAATTATGATAAGTCTGAATTTGAATCACCATCAGCATTATTTGAAGATGATGGTCAGATGGAAGATGTTTATAAGCGTGAATTCGCTCTGAGTGATTTGATTGCTGATAAAGAGTTCAAGTCTTATGATGAGTTGAAGAAACGTCTTGATAAAGTTCTAGGTTTGAATGGTGAAACACCAACACCTAAGACTACTGTTGAGACAATCAAAGAACAGACTCGTTCAGCACCTAAACCAGCAGCAGAAGATTCACCCTTTGTTGAACCAGATTTAACAGAAGATGATGACCTGAGTTATTTTGCTAAACTAGCAGAAGAAGAATAAACCTCCCACCCCTTGGTTTAGAACCCACCGAAAGGTGGGTTTTTTATTGGTTAAACCACAACTGAAATACTCATCAAATAACGGTCAAGGTCAGCATTTCTTGCTCTTGCCGTATTTGTTTGTACAATCTTAGGTGGAGATTTATCACCAATAGTATTAGTACTACTGTTTACAGAAACGATTGGTTGAGTATCACCACCTGTTGATGCTTGTGTTGGTGCCGTTTCAGGTACCGGTGGATTGGCAGATTTTTGTACTGGTTGTGCAGTTGGTGTTGAAGGTGTTGCTGGTGCTGGCACACTAGGTGGTGGCGCAGGAGTTGCAGGAGCTTGTTGTTGAGGAACACTTACAGTATTTCCTTTTTTAATTTCTGCTCTAGATGCCTTAGCCCAAGCGTAAGCTTCTTCTT